TGTAAGGCGTTATTTCAATACTCAAATCGTCTGCCACTTTGTATTTATACAGCTTGTGAAGTTCACCATCGGCTGTAAATCCGCAGACGAAGTGGTTTTCAAGCCAATACTTGCCTTCCTCTATCGACAGAGGATAGCCTAAATCGTTCCACATTTGAATCATCTCTTTAAAGATGGGTTGCATTATCATTCTCCTTTCACTGGGAAATGCCTATTCTACGTTGCTAAATTGGCAATAAAATCAAACTTTTAAGTTCTTGCTGTTCTTAGCCTTTACAATATCGGCTTCTTTACGCCATTCTCTGTAGCCTGTAACATTAATAATGAAGTATGCTACATACATCAGCACCATTGGCACGTTCATCTGACCGAGGAAGTTGACCGCAATCCACGCTACGTTACCGCCGATCCACCACAACCAGCCAGAGCGTTTCTTATGGGCGATAAGAATATTACCACCCAAACTGAATATACTGCCGAGAATGGAAAGTATTAAGACTATCACTTCAAATCAAACACTCCTTTTATTGTTAATTTGTTTCCTTGTTAGGGTATAGCAATGGAAAGACACAGTTCAAATCTGTATCTCTCCTTGCTACAATTACATTATATCACTAACTTCTTACTTTGTCAAGAGGTTTTTGAAATTTTATTTGAGAATTTTATAATTTGTTATCCACGGCTCAAATTCTTCTAAACTTTTGATCCATTTACCGTCTACTTTCCTGCTCTTGTTTCTCTGCTCTGTCTTATATACTATGATAGTATTTTCTTTAAAAGGATTATCATTATAATCACGCTTGCTTAGTTTTACTGTAATAGTATCACCAGTATCAAGGCAATACAGGTTTATTTTCGGGCTATATTTTGTATCGACATTCAGTACATAACCATAACCCTTTGCCTTTGGATTGATATAATCAAGATAGCCTAAGAATTTAGCTTGTGTTTCTAATAGATCGGTAACTGGTATTGATTTATTTGGAATAGAAGCACTTAATTCTGCCAATAGACCAGCGTTGTCAAATATTTTATACATTTTAGCTGTCTCATTTGCATACTTAACCATAATTTCATTCGGAATATCACAGTCAGACTTGTATATTTGTTTACGCTGTCCGTACTTTTGAAACAATTCAAATACATCAAGCAAATATTGTGACTTACCAAACTCGGAAAAGAAATCAAGTTTAATCAATTTTGCTGTATATTCACCACATGGATTATCTTTAAGAAAATCAATAAACGCGTCATAATGATTATCTTTAAGAGCGTATAGCTTATTAGCAATATCAGAACCAAAGTCCTTTAAAGAACTAACAGGCTTATAAATCACACGATTTGCACCATCACAAGTATATTTCGCTTGCGAATATCGGAATTTTACCGATTCTATCTTTATACCTAATTGTTTAGCAAGTGCTGTTCCTCGTATTGTATCTTCATCATCTTTTGCATTTTGGAGATAGGCTGCTATAAATTCTGTAGGATAATAATATCTTAAATATGCACAAGTATAGCCGATCATAGAATAACCAGTCGAATGATTATATCCAAACTGATAATTTGCAGAATCTTCAATAATCTTTAAGAACTGTTGTGCTTCTTTTTCAGCTACATCTCGTGGCTGCGGAGACATCCTACAATAGCCATCAAGTATTTTAGGTAATGCCTCTTGCAATCTATCCATCTGCTTACGACCTATTGCTCGTCTTACATTATCGGCTTCTGCGCCATCAAGTCCACAAATATCAGTAAGAAACTTAATTGTGTCCTCCTGAAAAATCAACCAACCGTCGTTATCTTTTAGTAATTCATCTATCATAGGAGATGGATTAATACACTTCTCATGCGCTATAAGTTTGTCTCTATAACTTTGTCCAGATGGTCTAAGGCTTGCGTTAATGGTGGATAAATGAGTAATCATTCTTGGCTTATAACGTCTTAATAAATCAAAAGCGTAGTCTCCCTCAAACTGAAATATACCTACCGGACTGTCTACGATGTGATCCCAAACATCTTTATCTTCCCAATTTACAAGATGAGATTTTGGATAAGGAATGTCAGCAAGTTCACAACAGTCCTTAATAATTTCTATATTTTTTAAGCCGAGACAATCATACTTGGCGAGTTGTAACTCATGACACTCCTCCATATTGAGAGCTAAAATATGTTTGCCTTCGTTCCAAAACGTACCATAGTTATCTGTCAAAGATAATGGTGCTGCTATAACACCTGCTGGATGCATAGACTGAGATACGTTTGTGCCAATAAGCCCATCAAGGTAATAGAAGAAATCAGGGTATTTTGCTTTTGCCGCCTCTGGATTAGCATTATATTCTGCTTTAATTTGTGCAATATTCGTAGGAGAATAAGGATTATCTGGTGATAGTTTATCACTTTTGCGTATATCCCTACCATGACTCATTTCCCATTTATTAGCAAACGCTCTACCAATTTCGCCTATACAGCCTAATTCGGCTATAGTGCCTATAGAAAGTACATACGCTGTGTTGTCCGTACCAAATCTATCTATGATATATTGCTGAACCAATCCTCTCTGAGATGGCGATATATCAATATCAATATCGCCAACTTCTGTTTTAGCACGAGTGACATTACAAAATCTACTGAATACTGTATTCCATTTTATAGCGTTAACATCTATAATATCGAGGATATAAGCAGTAGCACTACCCCCAACAGAACCACGACAATATCCAATTGGAATACCATTGTCCCAACACCACTCAGCCATCTCTGACATAAAGAGAATAAATCCTACATAATCAACCTTTTCAAAAACGTCAAGTTCTTCTTTAATTCTATCTCTCCATACCTTTGTATCTGAGATAATATTGCGTTTTACCTTATCTTTATACATAGAATTGATTCTTTTCTTTAATACATTGAGAGTTTTATCTCCATAAAGATTAGGATATTTTACACTATGATCTACAACAGACGGTATTACAGATTCCGCCATAATATTAGTATTGTCTATAGCTTCTAACCATACGTCTTTTGGCAATGCGTTCTGTTTTTCAAACATTTCACAAAGCTCATCATATGATTTATAGGTTAAATCGAAAGTATCTTCGGCTGTTGTAAATATTTTTTTAGCAAGTTTAAGAATTGTAGTACATTCTGATTTGTATTTAGATATAGCATGAGTATCTGTAGCTGCAATAAGTGGCTTGTGATACTTTTTTGACATCTCATAAAGCCATTGATTATATTCTGCTTGGCTTTCATCATCGTGTGGCTGTATTTCATAATAGTCATACATCTTTAATAGTTTATCTAATAAAGCAACTTTGCTTTCATCTTTTCTTATTCTGTTTAAAGGCGATGCCAAACAAGCACTTATCTTATAAACATTGTTTGATATATTAAACAGCTCTGTCATTGAGATACGATTATCATAATAAAAATGATCTGGCTTAGAGCTTGTATCAAATAATCTACATATTTCTTTTTCGCCATCAGGATTTTTGGCAATAAGAATAGTATGGTAATTATCTCTACATCGTGTTGTCTCAGTACCATCACAAGGGTTCTCTGTAACATAGCACTCCATACCCATCAACATCTTAATACCCTTGCTTTCGGCATATATCTTTCTTTCTAACCAGTTATATATATTACCATGATTAGTAATAGCGATTGCAGTTTGCCCGAGTCCAACTGCTCTGTCTACATAATCTTTATATTTTGTACAACTATCAAGAAGGCTGTCATCATCGTGAACATGATATGCTACATAGTTTTTCATTCGCTCTCACCTATCCTATAGTCCTGTATTATGAGCTGATTATAAAATGTCTTGCCAAAGTAACCATTGTTTAACTCAGCAATAACATTACACTCTGCGTTCTCAAACTCATCAAAATCGCCTGTGTAGTTCCACTGTATTAATAGAGTATCACCCAAAGATAATTTTAAGTGCTTACCCTTACCCATATCGCCTATGGTATAACCACTTATTCCATTAACCATAACAGTCAAAGGCTTAAATCCTGTGCCTGATATGAAGTTAATAGCCCTGAAACTATTTATGAGTTGTGTATTAATCTGCTCTATATTGAGTTTTACGTCTGCAAATATGCGTTCCTCAAACTCTACATCGGCAAGTCTATTCTCCATTGTCTCAAGAAATCTATTGAAATTCTTCTGAGGAATAAATATACCAGCCGCATTTTCATGTCCTTCGCAGGTAGCAAGACCAGTCATATTGACTTCATAGCTAAAATCTGCCATACCGCAAGCTCTCATACTACCCTTATATTCATCATCAACTTGTTTTAAAACAATTACTGGACGCTGATACATACTCATTATTTTATTAGCAACAAGCCCTGCAATTCCTTCTTCGTTGTCAATAATGAATGTCATCATTTTACGATTTGTTTGTAACTCAGCTTCGGGCGCAAGCCTTATCATGAGTTCATCGACTATCTCATTCTGCTGATCCTTTACAGTTTTCATCTCTTTAATAATCTGTTTAACCTTTGTTTCGTTATCACAAAGAAGCAGATTAAGCGGTAACTGATTTCTATTTAGCCTCGTACAAGCGTTCACCAATGGAGCTACGCTGAAACTCACTGACTGAGAGTTGAATTGATATGAACCAACTATTTTTTTAAGTCCTAAATTATGCAGATTATTCAATCCTTCATAACATATATATCTGTTTTCTGCTACAGATACATCACACATATCAGCTATGATACCTGTAGCTGCAAGGTCAACTAATTCATCTGCATAGTCTGTAAGAAAGTATTCATCGAGATATTTGCAGAACTTCCATGTTACACCACTACCTGATAATTGCGGATTAGGATAATCAACCGCAGAAGAAACTAATGTAACATGAGAATATTCTTCAATAAAGCTGGGTGGAATATGGTGATCGAGGATAACAACCTTTGTGCCTTTGTCTGTAAACTTCTTGTAGTCATCGGCTGCATTAATAGAGTCTACAACAATAAGAATGTCAGCATTTGTCTCTAAGTCTCCTACACCATGCACCTTACCTTCGTTAATATCAATGGTAATATTATTTGTAAAGTGGCTAAGATACTTATATATAATAGCACCAGAACACACACCATCTGTATCGACATCACTTAAAATGCAAAAGTTTAAGTTATCATCAATGCCATTCTCAACTATTTCTCTTGCTTTGTCTATGCTTATAAACTTATCATACGGAATAAGGCATTCTTCATTTGGATTAAGAAACTCTGTCAGATTATCAATACCACGACTTTCACATATCGCTGATATGATTTCTCCATTGTCCATATCTCTGCCATCAATGACTGACTCCCATTTTTTTTTCATAATCAACGACCTCCGTGTTTATTATCTGCTCTAATATTTCTCTCCCGTAGTCAGATGGACTTGCTTTATCGGGTAAAGATGTGTTTTGTCTCCAATCCCAAAAGGATATAATAGTATCTTTCATTCTTGTATAAGGTAGCAACTTCTCAATATTGCGATATGTGTTCTGTAAATCAAGAGTTTTATCAAGCATGAATACTATTTTCTTGGGGGATAGCCCCATAAGAAGTTTACATTGCATTGTACTGAGACTATTACTACCAAGAGCTACTGCATTATGGAATCCATATGTATAGCATTGCATAACACTCTTTTCAGATTCAAAGATATATATAGTATCTTCCTGCAAATGCAGAAAGTTTTGCGAGTAACCATACAGCGTTGAACTCATAGTGCAAGGAATGAGATACAGATATTTAGGTTCTTCATCTGATACATTCCAATTTGCTCTGCCCTTAATTCCCATTATTTCACCATACTGACTGCGAATAGGGAATGTTATGCGCTGAGACTCTACGTCATATCCTACTTCAAAGATTCTTTGCGTTTCAAGATTGATATGATCTTTCGCAAAACGTGTATTGTATGCCTGTTTATAATTTTGTAATACACTCTCAGGATATGTTTTTACATACGAATCTGAATTATACCTACTTATACGATTATAAAACCCGCCAAATACAGGTCTTTTTATGTTTGTATCGTAAAAATTTTCTATACCTAACTCTGATTTAATAACAGCAAGCACATCTTTAAAGGCTACATTTCTTACCTTGATAATGTAATTGATTATATCGAGGGAAAGATTTCGTGAAAAATCTGAAACAAATAAGTTATCATTATTGTCTAACTTAATACGAATTGCTGTAGGATTTGAGCCCTCATATAAACCAAAACGTACTTCATTGTATCGAATACAAGGCTTGTAGAAGTCATATGCCAGAAGAATATTGACGATTGACTCAGGATTATCTAACAGTCTCTTTTTAATATCTCTGAACATATCACACCGCCTTACATAGAGCCTATCTTACCATGCTTAAACCTTGCTTTAGCAACCTCTTTAAAAATACCGTGTCCGCCGTCAAATTTCAAGAGATAACCTATGCCCAAATCGTTTGAGTTAGCACCATTTCTACTCTTACCGATAAATAAAGCCTTATAGGTCGCTGTAGGATCTGGTTCATATTCTTCCTCTACCCATTTGCCATCATTTTTTTTGTGCTGGAATGGATTACAATAATATTTTTTATTATCCTTTGTAAGCTCCTCGGTATAAACTGATCTCATAAGAAGAAGTGACTCCATAACCTCAATACTTTGCTTACTCATGCTGAGTTCGCTGCCATCGAGAAATAAATTACCCTTGCTGTTCATGGCAAGCTGCAATGAAGCCAACATAATAATGTTATACTTCTTAGCAAGTTTATCAAACTCTCTTGAGTCACGAATAAGAGATACCCATGTAGTATCATTACTATTCTCAGAAAACTCTACTTTCATCGTGTCATATATTACCGTATCATAACCATGAATCAGTACATTCTCTCTTATCTTCTTCTTGACTATTTTCATATTTGCATCAGTAATAGCGATAAATTTTACTCTGCCTTTATAATACTTACGCCAGTAGTCCTGTGCTTTCTTACGCATCTCTTTATCTTTATCATTGAGGGCTGCACTACGGATTTTTTTCTTGGTAATATCATAGTAACGAAAATATTTATACAGAATAAATACAAGAAAATTATCTTGAAATGCCTTCATTTTCTGCTCATTACTTATAATGAGAACCTTCCTGTCGTGATGTAATAGTGCCATTGCAATTGTAGTCCACATACAGCTTTTACCAACAGAACTGTGACCTGCAAGCACATTGAATGTGCCATCGTAATAACCGCCTATCTGATCGGATATAAATGGCAAACATCTCATCTCACCAAGATTTATGTCATCACCTGCAAAGTCAAAAGGTACTCCAACTTCTTCACCAGAATCCATGTGTTCAAAGTATTCGTCGCTAAAATCGAGTTCTCCTTCTTCTGTCACTGTGCTTATATATCCCACACCATAGGTGCTAAGTCTTGATTCGTACCAATCAAGAACACCTTCGCTATCCATTTTTTTAAATAATTCATAAGGAATTATCTCTTTTTCATTCCATTGAACCCCCTTGAATAAATCAAATCCGTCACGATAAAGACCAAGAATTATGTTTTCTTTATATAAAGTATCTATATAAACATCTGCGTTCTTAGAATTAACAACATCGACCATATTTTTAATAGTCTCATAACCACCACGTTCATTAAATGCGTCAAGAATATTATCAGATATTGAACTGAGTATAGTCACTTCATCAAAAACTGAATAGCCAGCTTTACGTAACTGCTTTGCAAGGGCAAAATAGAACGTGCCATCTTTAGTAATAAAATCTTTTGATGTCAATTCAAGTTCATCAAGCAATAAAGGATCTGCGAATAAAAGAGCTATTACATTGCCTTCCGCTGTAAGTCTCCCCTCCAGCAGTCTCTTATCATACTTTTCTTCAACACCTGTGATAAAGTCTTTCATAGCTCCTCCTCGTAGTAATCGGCAAGACATTTACGCCTTGTCTTAGGTTTGTATTTGTTTTCGTAAAATTCATCCGTACATTGTTTAACAATCTCAGGTTTTGGCGGTTGATAATCATTAATACCATTTTTGATAATCGCACTAAAATAACGTATTCTTGCATACTCTGAATTAAAATCTTTCTTCATAGCATATTCAAAAAGACTGCGATTATCCTGTAAATAATTACATATTTTCTTATAATCTTTTCCCCACAACATCATTTCTTTATGCAGGATAGTATTAGTTATATTAATATATTCTGATAATATAGAATAGAGTTGTTTTTTAGTATCGTATTCCTCTTGATTACAATAATATTGTCCTTTACTTGCACAAAAAGCCGTGGTTTTATCTATTATATTACCGCAAGCTCTGCACTTCACATTTGAATTAGCCATATTATCACCACCTAAAACAAAAATGGGGAGCATTACGCTCCCCACCTACTCACCCCAAAATTGTATTTATTGTATTCAATTCTGAAATTGAGAGACTGTCATCAAGTTTAGCTACGCCACTATCTTTAAGAAGCTGCTTTACTTTTGCCTTTGTCTCCTTATCTGCCTTTGAAAACTTTGCTCTAATCTCAGTCATAAGAGCGTCTGTATCGACTTCTTCCTTTATAGGTTCATCAGTAACTTTATCAAGTTCTACTGTAATATCCTCGTATTCATCTATTGATTCTGCTACAGGCTGCTCAACAGGTTTCTTAACTACTGTTGTAGTGACAGAACCATTCTTATTTGCCTCAGCATCAATTGCGTCCTGTAATGCCTTGATAAATTCATCAGCATCGAGTGAAATCTCAGGTGCTATCTCAGGAAATCTACTCTTGCTATCTACGCAGTAGCTTTCATCTCTGAACTTAATTCTTCTACTCTCAGAAACTATCTTGTTACGTGTTACTTCCTTATGAGTAACAATATCTTTACGTCCAAGACCTTCCTTAATAACATCACGATCAATGCAAGCTACACCGAGAACATCTGTCTTTGTCTTTACAGCATTGAAATACTTCTGCATCATATTGGTTGTAAGACTCGTAAATGTTGTGCCAGAAAGCGGATCGACAACCTCTCTTGTCTTAGTATGTCCTGTAAACCAAAACAGAACTCCAACCTTACGGAGCGCGTCTATACGGTCAAGAAGAAGCTTTATTGCGTATTCTTCGCCCCTGCCGAATCCTCCCCAAGCCGCGTTAATTGTTTTAGCGGGCGAAAAGTCTTTCTTGCCAACATTCTCAGTGTTATACAGTCTAATTGATTCAGGCTCTAATACTTCGCTGAAAAGCTGGTCTAAAGTATCGGCAACTAAAACCTTGAGATTAGGATAATCCGTATTCTTATTCTTAATTATATCCTTTGTAATCTCATTCCATGTTTTATAGTCAGGAACATCTTCATAAGTAATATCAGCAATAGCAGATACACCATATTCCTTACCTACATTAAGCAGAATGTAACCGTCAGAACCAAATACCTTTTCGCATATCTTGCTGAGAGTGGTAGTTTTACCGATACCACTCTCGCCAATAAGTCCAACAGTATAGCTGCCAATGTCATTGCTTACCTTATTTCTCTTACCAAAAGCCATTTACTTAGTCCTCCTTATATCTCATCATCGTCATCAATGTCAAAAATATCTTCAGTATCAAGCTCAGAAGAAACCTTTTCAACATCCTTTGCTTCAAGAACTGTTTCCTGTGAACCGCCTGTAAATCCTCTTGCGAGTCCAGTAATGACGATATCTGTTATTCTATCACCATATACAGGCTTGCCAAGTTCCTTCTTAATATCATCCATAGTGATAAGACCAAATTCAAGGTTCTCCTTCTGCTCATCTGTAAGCATATCCTCTGTCAGTTCAACAGTCTGCGCTCCATCAAGAATATCACATACAACACCTATTTCACGATATGTACCTTCATAGTCATCGGGGAATGTAAATATCTTCTTAAAGCCGAGAGCCTTCTTCTTTGTCTTGTCATCATTTGAACCGTCAACGGTAAATGTCATCGGTGCATAGCAAACTTTCTTATAAGGCTTACCAAGATACTGACCGATATATCCATTAATATGAAGCTTACCAGTATCATCAAAGTCATTATCATCTACGGCATTATCGCCAAAGACAACATTGAATGTACCCTGCGACTTAGGCTCTGCGTCATCAACTGCTCTGTAAATACGCTGTGGTTTGAACTTTCTATACCACTGATTATTTTTATCACTATATTCAAGCTCGTAAGTACCTGTGATGCGCCACATCATATCCTTAATTTCGGACTTATTGACAAGCTTGTTAAGGAACTCAATAAAATCGTACTCCCAAATGTATTCATGACGCTTCTTATTACTCTTATCAAGAGCTGCCTGACACTCATCAAGAGAAGTTACGCCGAGTGTCTGCATCTGCTCATCTGTAATTATACCTTCCTTGAACTTGTCAATAGCATTCTCAAGCTGCTGTCTGCGTCCGTATACTTCAGTGTCAACTACAAACTTCTTGAAATTTGCAACGCTGTCAATAATATCTGGCTTGTTACGATCTGCAAAACTTACCTGTATATTCTCTCCCTTTGCCCTTGTTCCGTCACTATTTTCTCCGCCCTTAGTTGTCGTGTAAATAATTGCATTTTCAAGATTTGCAGGAGTAAGAACGCCTACTTCAAGAAAATGTCTATTTGTGTCACATACTACATTAAACTTTAATGTAGTCTTAGACCAGCCAGAATCAAATGTACGCTTGTCATATGGCTTAAAATTATCAGTCTCCTTACAAGGGACTATCTTGCCAATGAACTCAAATGTGTTTGCCATGTTATCATTTCCTTTCTAATTTATTAACCGTGTCGTGCCGCTAACGTATGAATTTTAATTTTACCTCCTCATTTATTACTTTGTGAAGATATAAAATTATCTCTATGATTATTATAACATTAATTTGTTACTTTGTCAAGAGAAAAAATAATTTTTTTCAAAAAATTTTTTTAGTTCTCCTCGTTCAACCATTCGCGTATACAGGCTTCACAAGAATTTACAAACCAACACTTATCGTCTATATCCTTCTTATGATTAAGACAATGCATTATACAATATTCTTCGTTTGATGCGCTTAATATTTTTTTATTCATATCTGTCAACATATCAAATTCATTGCACTTCAGTATATACCGATCTCTATTCTTCATACGGCTCAAACCCCACTTCGTAAATTCGTTGCACATAATCCTCAACATCTGCCAAAGTCCAACCACAGAAGAACTTTAGATTTACAGGCTCGTGCGTTCCTTTCTGATAGAGTTGCGTTTTAACTTCAAAATTCTCTGGAATTGTACCCCAAGAGTAATACATATTAACGTTGATAAAGTACAGTGTATCGCCATTCTCTGCCCTAAACCGTTTCTGAAAGCACCTATCCGCAGTATCGAATCCTGACGGTGGAAACTCTTTATAGCCTTTGTCAAGCAGTTCTTGAATATTGATTGTCATAGTTCACCTCCTGCAACATAAAACGTAGGTTTTATTGTTATTTTACCCACGTAGAATAGCCAAAAAGTGGCTGTCATTTTTCAATAAGTTCAGGATTATCATAGATATTACCAACAACTGACCAATTATTGCTATCGAAGTCCTCAAACCATTCGCAGTTGCCATCACTTATACCACGTACAGCCGACTTTGGATTTTTATGGGTACATAAACCGAAACCACAACAGCCGTTATCAAACCATACGACTTCTGCATAGTAATTGTAGTCTCCGTCAGAACAATAAGGATATTCGTCGCCTTGAAGAATATCACCCTCGAATATCTTAGTGTCGTTCTTATCGGTTAAGCCAGTATACTGTCCTATAGTATTTGTGTCTACAAAGATTCCCCTTATACTTTCATTAGAGTTCATTAATCCGTATACCCAATTCCCATTTTGACATGATAGATTATGTCCTCTATAGTTGTCTGGTAATTTAACTTTGCCTCTGAATAATATCTCTCTATCCATTTTCTCGCTCCTTATTTGCATAGTCCCTGAATATCTGAATCATCTCATCTTCTTCGGGAAAGAAAATGTCTCTCTTGGTCTTGGCTTGCCAATCAGCAAGAACATTGACTATAAGCTGACCGAACCGCCAATCGGGGAAGTTCTTCTTGTGTATCTCTTTAAGCTCATCATAGAACTTATCAAGTCTGTTTATGTCTCTCATGGTTCACCTCCATCTACGCTATTCCATTTTGGTGGCAGATATTCTTTATGTTCACAATTCAGAACAACACCATTCCATCACGATAGAACGCACCGTTAATTAGCATATTAGGAAGATTATGACACATACGCAATTCCCTATCTGTACACTCGCAAGCTCCAAGAGTTACTTCAAAT